TCTTCAAGCAAGTAATCTAACTTAAATGCTTCAGAAGCATATGTTGATTTACGTAATTTAAATACACCAATGTTGAGTACATCGTCATCTTCTCTACCATCAATATCGTAATCAGTGAGATTTTCTAATACTTCTGATATACTACCGCTCTCACCGCGAGGCTCAGCAGATAGAGCAAATTGTCTTACCCCGTCAGGAACAGTAGTAAAATCAGTTGCAGCACCAAGAGCTCCATAAAAATCTCCTACTGTACCTCCGCTGTTAACTGTTTTTAATCTTGTTACTGCATTAAAGTTTGATTCAGGATTAAGGTTAGTATTGTCAGCAATACCAACATAATAACCTTCAAAATTATCATTAATAGTAGTTTGACCTTTGTTTAAAATAACTACTCCTGCTCCACTAAAATCTGTAACTGAATCAAAAGCACCACCAGATAATGCAGTTTGCGAGAATGTAAATCCGGACCCATCTAAACAACTTAAATATTGTGCATTACTAAGCACTAGTTGCTGTGGTTCTCCTAACACGTAAGTTGCTTTTTCCTGATCTAGGTGTACAGAGACTACAGATCTATTAGAAAGTGCATCAGTTGTAGAACTAGTTACTGCAACTACGGGATATGCTAACGCCGTATAAACTGAACCAAATCCATCTCCTTTGTCAGCACCGTAAGGTAATCTAGATGCATAAACCGTTCCTGGAGAATTAAGTAACTCGCTGATAGAATGGTAAAAATAACGTTCAGCTGAGTTAGTAGGCGTACCAAAAGTATTATCTAATTCTTGTTTAGAAGAAATAAGTAAAACCTCATCAAGAGGCCCTTCCTGAGCAAACCCAGTAATATAAAAATTTGTACCTACGTTTTGTGGTGCGATGAGAGATAAGTCTGATTCTCTAATTTCAACACCTGGAGAGTTAATAGTTCGTTGAGCCATAAAATTATTTATTTAATTCCGCCCTAAAATATCAAAAATCTACAACTTCAGTATGAAGTTGTGAGTAAACGAAAGTAAAACCCGAAACTATTTCATCAGTATTTTGATAATCATAGTTTATAGTATCAATCGATACAGGAAAAGCTTTAGTATACGTAAATTTTATACGACTATTATTAAACTCATCTTTACCAAAAATAGTAAGATTTACTTGGTAATCATCAAAATTTTTGTCAACTTGAATTTCTCTAGCATTATATTTACCTTCTCTTTGATCGTGTAGTAGATTTAACCAATTATAAATAACCCAGTAGTTTTTATATTCGTTATCAATTTTAAATTTTACACTTACAGGAGGATAAGAATTTTTTGAATGAGAGCTCACATATAATGTGTTACCTGCGTATCTATTTTCTACTGCTGGTACTGTAATTTCAGGAACTGCAGTCCCAAAAACTGAAAATTGAACTGAATCCGGAATAATATGTTTATTATCTTGATTAAATTTTTTACTAAACTCTTTTAATATAGGCGGTACATCAAAAACAAGTAAAAACTTATCAGCTCTTGATTTATTTAGAACTGCTTGCTGTAAAGTGTTGCGTGCCATTATTTATATTTATTGTAAAGGTATAAAGCCATTGTCTATTAACTCACCCATATCTTCTTCAACCTCATCACCCATGCCCCACACAATAGGATTTAAATTAAAATTGCCTTCCCCTACTACTTCATTATCAAGATAAATCGAAGTATTATCTTCAAATAGAGCTACTCCGAAGTCCATAGGCTCTATTATTAGAGGCTGTCCAGTAGAATCAAATTCTACTATATCAAAGTATCTTTGAGCTAAATCTTTATCAAGAACGTATAAAGCATATAATAAAGACATAACTCTATCATCATGGCATCCGCTTCTCGCCTTCCAAGTTCCATTAGGATAACGTACAAAATCTTTCAATTCTTTTAAAGTCTCTTCATCTCTTAAAGTTACTACTCTAAGATCATTAAGCCAATATCTCATATTCAATACTCCTTTATGTTTAGTATTTGTATGAGCTATCATACCTAACATAATATTTTTTCTATGGGCTCTTTGATTACCATATGATACTATTTTTTCATACCCTAAATCATTAGCTAGTCTGTCTACTACCTGTGCTCCACAATTATTTCTTTCAATCAAAGCTAGTGGAGATCCGTAATTTCTTAAAATAGAATGAACTTTATTAGTATACTCTAGGGGTGGTATTTTATTATTATGGTAAGTAGCTACTTGTCTTATATCAGTAGGGTCTGTAATATCTAAAATTTGCATTACAGCAGCATCACTCCCCACACCTTCTGATGTATCAACCCCAGCAACATATATTCTGGACGGGTCGGGCTCTTCCCATATTTTATAATTACCTTCATCAAGAGTAATTTTAGGTTCTACTATTTTAGCAGCTAGAAGTTCATATAGTTCATCATCAATAGAAGATTCTCCAAAGTTTACAAACTCACATTCAAACTCTTGTATCCAGGCATCGTATGAACCTATAGCATGCCTTGTTAAACGAGCCCATTCCTCATCTCTACCCGGGACTTCATTCCACATTATTTTATCATGCGCCCAGTTATTCTCTTTATCAACAGCGCCGGTGTATATTTTATGAAAAAGATTACCTGTACCATTAGCTGTTGAGCAGACAAATACTTTAGAATTTTTAGAAGAAGTAATAATAGGGAAGACTGATTTCCAAAACTCCTCTACTAAATGAGGTTCAATAAACGCCATCTCATCAATAACTAAACAATTTACAGACTGACCTCGAGCAGCAGTACCAGTTGTTGTGGTAATACCTATCCTACTACCATTTTCTAACGTCATGGAGGTTTTAGCATATTCTTTAACAGGTGGTTTCAGCCAGTTAGGCAACTCCTCATAAGCCATTCTCACTCTTTGAAATATTTCAATAGCAGTTGCTTCTTTGTTAGCAACTAAGAGTATACGTTGATCACTATTAAAGCATGCTTGCCAAAGAATATAGATAGTCATCATAGTCGACTTTCCTATTTGTCTAGAAGCCAATAAACAAAAAAAGCGATTATCTCTCATTTTTCTTAAAGCTCTCTTTTGAGCTTTATATAGCTTAATTTTTTCTTTACCCCTATCTAAGTTAATGATATGGAAGAAGTTTTCAGCAAAAAATAATATATTTTGTGAAGCTTTTTTTAACTGTTTAACTTGATCTTTGGTATACTCACCACGCCATTTAGTATTGGGTAAATTTGTGTTACCCATGTAATACATATTATTATTGTTGTTAGGCATTAAAAATATTTATCAAAAGTATAAATAATTACATGTCTAAAAATAACGACTTGTATAGCCTAGGAGAAGCTTATGGAAAAATCCTAGATGGTGTTAATGTAGTTGAAGAGCAAGTACCTGCTGGTGAAATTGGGGCAGCTGATTTAGTAACCAAGGATACTGGTCCAACTGAAAAAGGAGGATTCAAAGAAGCAGAAGTGGATATAACTAAAGCGGGTGATAAAGAAAACAAATATAATATAAAAGGACTTTCTTATGGGGATGATAATGACCCTGGTACAGAATATCAAGGACCAGAACCTACAGGTAAAGGAAATGCTTATTCTGGAATAGTAGGTAAATCTGAGGAGGATGAGGAGGAGTTAGAAGAAAATGAAGAAAATTCAGAAGAAACAGAGAAAATTGCGCGCGAGAGCCTAAATAATTTTATGGCTAAAAAATCTGTATTTGATCGACTTTATGATAAAGTAATGGTTAACGAAAACTATGGTGAAATGGAAGAAGGTGACGATTCCATGGAAGAACTTGATGCTCTTGGATTAGATGATGCTGATCCAGATGGAGCTGAAGGTGAAGTTACTATTACACTAGACAAGGACACCGCTAAAACACTACATGATCTGATTGCACAGCAATTAGAAGATGATGTTGACGACGTTGAAGACGGTGGTCCAGAAGAATTTGAAGATGAAGAAGTGGGTGAAAGTGAAGAAGCTCTTCCTGAAGAAGATGAGGAAGGCTATACACCAATGAACACTAATTATAACGATGGTAAAAATAACAAAGTCGGTAATTTGAAGGCGAAGGGTGCTGCTTCTGAAAAAGGAGCAGGTAAAAAAGGAGTTGATCCTGGTTCGCCAATGAATACAAGTTATAACGATGGAAAGAATAACAAAGTCGGTAGTCTAAAGCCTGGTCATAACGCGTTCGAATAAGATTAAAATTAAATAGAAGAAAAGCCTGCTGACTTAGGTCATCAGGCTTTTTTTATATAAATATAATTGCTGTGAAGTTCTATAACAAAACTCTAAATAAAAAGTTTTGGTCTGAAGATAAAAAATTTGACCCAGACATACGAAAGAAACTTTTAGCTATTACAGATGATTTTATAGATAAGTTAAATTTAGAAGATGTAACTATACATGACGTTACATTAACTGGTAGCAATAGTAACTATAATTACAATAAATTTTCAGATTTAGATGTTCATGTATTAATTGATTATAAGGATATTAATGAAGATGAAGATTTAGTTAAAAAGGCATTAGATGGTCAAAGATTTATGTGGAATCTTAGACATAATATAAGCTTAAAAGATCATGGAGTAGAAATGTATATGCAAGATAAGGATGAACCTCATGTTGCTTCAGGTCTATATTCATTAAAAGATAACAAATGGATAACTGAACCTAGCTATAACCCACCGTCTATTGATGAGAGAGATGTATATAAAAAAGCTAAAACATTTCAAAATGATGTAAAGATTTTAAAAGAAAAAGTAGATAAAGTTAAAGGTGTAACTGCAAAAGATTTACACGAAAAAGCTAATAATTTAAAAAAGAAAATTTCTAAAATGCGTAAGAGTGGCTTAGAGAGAGATGGTGAATTTAGCATAGAAAATTTAGCTTTTAAAATTTTACGCAATACCGATACAATAGGTGATTTAATTGATATAATTGCTCAGTCATATGATAAAATATACACTGAAAACTTTAAAACCTATTTTGAATACTATCAAGGAGAAAAGCTTTTAAAGTTTAATATTGGTAACAAAAATCCTAATAGGGTCGGGCTAACAAAAAAGCATTTAACTACTACAAAAAAAGATTATAACCATAAAAATCACCATGTAAAAAATTTAATGGGAGGTGCAGCTGCTCAAATAAAGCTTATGGGTATACCTATGTTTAAAATGTTAAATGATTATAATATGTCTTTTGAACCCGGTAAAACAAAAATGTTAGGTAATTCTGATGTTGTATGTAAGATGTATGAAGATGAAGAAGGTAATAAATGTGCTAATATAAGTAGGAGAAATGGGATGTAACGAAAACAGATTGAATTGTACTCCTGATGAAGTACTAGCTGCAACTGCTATAAAACAATGTAGTAAGTTAGTAGATCCATCTGTTCTACAAGCAGAGCAGTTAGTTTTTGATAAAGCATATGAAGATCTAATTAATAGTTTTGGAGTTGAAATAGCGTATTATGTTAACTCCTTTTCATTATTATCAGCTGATTTATTATACGGTGAACAACCAGCTTCAGTGTATCTAGGACCTACTAATTTAATGATGTACATTGAGCTATCTCAAGACGCTCTACAACTATCTAAATTTGGTTTTGATCCTGGTGATGAATTTACCGGTTACGTACATATTGATACATTTTCAGATGTTTTATCAGCTAATACTTACTATATTCCATCTAATCAAGGTTTGTTAAGTTCAGCATTAGATCCTAATATTGAAGGATTAACTACCCTAAACTGGGAGTCGAGATTAAGTTCTGTAGAACCTAAAGCTGGTGACCTAATTCAAGTTACTCCTTTAGGATGTGATAGGCCTGGAGATAGAGGAGCTAAAGTATATGAGATTACTGAAAAAATGGATGAAGATGTATCAGCTCTAAACCCTGTTTTAGGTCATTACGTTTTTAGAATAAGAGCTAAAAGATTTGATTTCTCCTTTCAAACTGATGCACCTAGAGAGCCAGTTGATAGTCAAGTATTTGAAAATACGTTCTCTGGTACTTTGTCAACTAACCTTTCTGGAGATGAAGTTTCAAGAGATAAAGGCTTTGATTGGGATATTGATGATGAAAGTAAAGAGACTGTTTTTGATATGAGTACTAATAATACCGACATTTACGGTGATTATTACTAAGAGGTAGATAAATATGTATAATGGCTGATCAAAATAAATCGTATGTTTCTAACGATGGAAGAGCATCTACTTTCGGTAGAAGTTTAGTTCAATACATACAAAATAGATTGCCTTACGCGGCAACCGGTGAAGATGATTCATTGAACCCTAAGTATAAAATTTTTAGAAATACGGGTATGAGAAGAGCTGATGCGCTCGCTAAAACATCAGTTTCCTCTTCTAACCCTTACAACGCAACTCCTATAGGTGATTTTGGAAAGGATAATTCTTTTGGAGATGTAATGTATGCAGCTTTATCTCCAGAAAAGCCAGGTAGATTAAAGGATTATAGAATAATGGCGGCTGCTAGTGAAGTAGCAGATGCTTTAGATGAAATTTGCGATGAAGTAATAAATGTAGATGACAATGGAGATGTATGTAAACTTTCTTATGATAACATAGATTTATCTGTAGATGAAAAAACTGAACTTGATAAAGAGTTTGGTAAGTTTACTGATTATTTTGATCTTAAAAATAAAGGCTGGACATTTTTTAGACAGCTATTAGTTGAAGGTGAAGTATACTTCGAACTTATAGTACATGAAAGTTATACTAATGAAGGTATATTAGGTGTTATTAATATACCAGCTGATATTGTAGATCCTGTTTATAACAACATACAAAATATGCTGGTAAAGGGATTTATCTATAAAAAGCCTATTTTTAGTCCATCTAATCCAACTAAAGTCGAAAAAACTGAAATGATTCCTATGGAAGAGAATCAAATTGTGTATGTTAATTCGGGAGTTTATAATGAAACTAAAAACTTTGTAATACCGTTTTTAGAAAATGCTAGAAGACCATATAGGCAGTTATCCTTAATTGAAGATGCTATAGTAATTTATAGATTAGTAAGAGCACCAGAAAGACTAGTATTTAACGTTGATGTAGGTAATATGGCTCCTCCTAAAGCAGAAGCTTATTTACGTAAATTAATTCAAAATTATTGGTCTAGAAAAACTTTTGATAGAGATCAAACTGATATTGCTAAAAAGTTTGAGCCTCAATCAATGTTAGATGCTTTTTGGTTTGCAAAAAGACAGGGCTCTGAAGGTACATCAGTAACCCAATTACCGGGTGGAGCAAATTTAGGTGAGTTGGCTGACCTAATGTACTTTATAAAGAAACTATATAGAGCTTTAAAAGTACCCGGTGCTAGATTAGATCCACAAGATCAAGCTTCTGCAGATGGGTCAACTATGCTCAGAGAAGAACTTAAATTTGCTAAATTCGTTATTAGACAGCAACAGAGATTTGCAGCAGGTATTAAGAGAGGGTTCTTTACCCATCTTAAGATGAAAGGTCTTATAGATAAGTATGATATTAAAGAAAACAATTTAGAAGTTACTTTTAATGTTCCTACTAATTTTTATGAACTAAGAGAAAATCAAAAATTAGAAATAAAAGCTTCTAACTATAATAACCTAGCTGGTAATGAGTTTGTTTCTGCAACATATGCTCAGAAAAAATACTTAGGTTGGAAAGATAAAGATATTCTCGCTAACAGAGAGTTCTTAAGAAAAGATGCTGAGATGCAATGGGAATTAGCACAGATTCAAAATGCAGGCCCTTCGTGGAAAGAACAAGCAGCTATAGCTGACCTTCAAGCTGATGTTGCCGGGGGCGAAGGGGCAGGTGTAGGAACTGGTGACGTTGGAGGAGCTGGTATACCGGAATTTGGTGGAGGTGAAGCTCAAGTTGATGAGCCTGCTGAAGCCCCAGCAGCACCTGAACCAGAAGGAGGAGCTGAACCTACCTAGAAGGGTTATTACTAAAGAATTGAGTTCTATAATATATCATAGAGCCAGCTGAACCATTAGCTGCTTTTTTAGCTGATACTTGATCACTATTAGTTAAACCTCTAATTGTTATTTCATGTAAATGATCAGCGGTAGACTTAAGTAGCAATACACCTCTTGCTTCATCAGAATATTTTGCAAATTCCCCTGTTGTGTTTATTGCAGCATTATCTCCTGGACCAACAAAAATTAAGACGTTTTGATCAGCATGATTCCATATAGTAACTTCAGAACATGGTTGGGAGCTTAACTGAACTAGTGCCTGGCTACCAGGCATATGGTTATTAAAAGAAAAGCATTGGTTGGTATTAAAGTATTCACTAGTACCATTTTCATTACTAGTAGGTATATTATAGTTTGAAGCCATGTAATTATTTATTAGATGAATAAATATTTTCATGGCCTTAGCATGTGAAATTTCTCCACTATCAGCATTTCTCTCAACTAATCTTAATAATAAAATAGAAACGTATGATAGATTGGGAGATAGAATAAAAAGAGCTTTAGGTTATCCACTTGTATCTTTAGAAATTCATACAGATCAATTAAGAGAGAATATACAAATTGCTTCAGAATATTTTACTAAGTATGCTGGTTTTACAAGAGAGTTTTTAATATTCGACTCAGATATGTATGAGACTAATAAAGGTATAAGATTAGATTTCTTATATACTTTAGCTAATACAGATTTAGATTCAAATTCAAAAAAACAAGCAGGTACTAATCCATTAGGCCCGGGCCCTGAATTTTATGGAGAATCACCTGATAGTGTTTATGTTGCAACCTCAACTTTAAGTGCAAGTGTGTTTGAAAGTATATCATTTGCTACTGAACCCACTTTATCAGGTTCATTATCAGCTGATTTCGGTACAAATATAGATAAAGGAGAAATAATTGATCAAACTATTTTTTCTGCTATAACCTCTTTAAGCTCTTCTACTGGTGCTAATTACGGTACGTCATTAAGCGGTCATTTTGATAAAACTGTAAAACATACGTATTCAGTAGCTGGGTCAGCTACTGATACAACATTCTTTCAAAATGTTTTTGACTACGATATAATGGATTATAGAAAAGTAGTAGATGTAGTTGACTTCGAAGAGGGGTCTTCTGAGGGAATCAATACGTTATTTACATTAGAGCAAACGTTAGCTCAGCAAACTTATTTCAGTTACGCGCTTGGAAATTACGGTTTCGATTTACTTTCATGGTATACTATGAAAGAGTTCTTGGATATGAGAGAACATGTACTTGCTACGCGTAGAGATGTACAATTTGATCCACGGACCCAATACCTAAGAATGTACCCCCAGCCTGGTACTTCTAGATTTTACGGTGTGGTATCTTGTTACCTGGAACGTCCATTAAGAGACGTAATCAAAGAACAGTGGGTTTATGAATATGCACTAGCTTTAAGTATGATTACTATAGGCAGGGTAAGAGGTAAATTTGGTAATGTCAATCTATTAGGTGGTGGTGCTTTAAATTATGATTTAATACAAGAAGGTACAACTAAAAAGGCAGAATTAGAGCAAAAACTTCTAGAAGGTTCTTCACCTGGTTTAGGTGACGGTGAACCTCCTATTTTCTTTGTAGGATAATGAGAAAGAAAAAAAATTGGAGACAGGGAATTTTTGTTCCAAAAAATAAAAAAAAGTTTATAGGTGAAAGGGCAGTATATCGCTCAGGCCTAGAAC